ATGCGCTGGTTAAAAAGCAAGGCATCGTGAAGGCATACTGGATGACATATCCAGAGGCCGAGATTTTCACGTTCACCGACTTGTCTGACGACGAATATACATATCTGCTGGATGACGACAGCGTGACTGTGATTGAGCATACAGTTGAAATGACCATTGAGATTGATCCAATGGGCATGGAGATTGAGCTGCCGATACATAGCGTAAAACTCAGCCGCCAGAAAGAACGTGGCGAGCTGTGCATTGAGAGCGTGCCGCCGGAAGAGTTCTTCATCAACCGTGACGCCCGCAGCCTTGCCGACGCCTACGTTGTGGCTCACCGCACAGACATGCGCGCTGGCGATCTAATCGCAATGGGCTACGACCCAGACGTGGTGCTTAATTTGGACAGCTTTGAGGGTGGGTCTGACATAACTGAGGCTGAGGTGTTTGAGCGCCAAGGTTACAGCACAGATACATCTGACGAAGACCAGCAAGACCCATCCATGCGCAATGTTGCCGTGACTGAAGCCTATATGCGCATTGACGTTGATGGCACTGGCGTACCTGTCCTGCACAAAATCACATGCGGTGGCACGGCATACGAAATGCTTGACTTTGAGCCATGCGATGAGCTGCCGTTTGCCAAGTTTGAAATAGACCCAGAGCCACACACATTCTATGGCCGCTCACTGGCCGAGATTGTTATGGATGACCAAGACGCAGCCACATCGGTCCTGCGCTCTATCCTTGACAACGTGGCGATGACAAACAACCCACGCCTCGGCATTGTTGAAGGCGCAGTCAACATTGATGACGTGCTGAATAACGAAATCGGCGCAATCGTGCGTATGCGCGCTCCGGGTTCTGTGCAAGAATTATCCGTTCCATTCACCGCAGGCCAGACACTTGGCGCGCTGACATACCTAGATGGCCTCGTAGAGAGCAAGACAGGCGTTTCCAGAGCCTCAATGGGCCTAGACCCTGATGCAATGCAGTCAACCACAAAGGCCGCTGTGCAGGCCACTGTGCAGGCCGCAGCGGGTCAGGTTGAGGTTATGGTTCGCAACCTTGCCGATGGTATGCGTGACTTGTTCGGCATCATGCTGCGCTTGATGAGCAAGAATGTTGACGAAGAGCAGATGATGCGGATGAATGGTGCGTTTGTGCCAGTTGATCCACGCGTCTGGGATCAGTCGATGGACGTGAGCATAAATGTTGGCCTCGGCACTGGCCGTGAGGAAGAGAAGGCGATGGCGTTGAGCCAAGCGTTGCAAATGCAAATGACTGTTTATCAGAACTACGGCCCGATGAATGGTCTGGTCAGCTTGACCAACATTCGCAACACGCTGGCGGATCAGTTGGCCGTTTCTGGCATACGCAATGCCGACCGCTACTTTGCACCGATTACTCCTGAGATTGAAACGCAAATGTTGCAAATGCAACAGCAAGCTCAGGCCGAGCAGGGTCCGGCGGCTGATCCAAACGCCGCGTTCTTGCAGGCAGAGCAAATGAAGGCGCAGACGAAGGCCCAAACCGACATGGCCAAGTTGCAGCTGGAAATGCAGAAGGCAGCGGCCAATGACGATCTCAAGCGAGATCAGATGGCGCAAGACTTGATGGTGGACGCGGCAAAGATTTATGGCGAATACGGCACAGCCGTTGACGTAGCCCGTGTGAAAGCCGAGCAAGAGAAAATGCGCATGATTGGCGGCATGGCTCAAGGGACACCACAACAATGACAACAGAGATACGCATAGAGGCCGATGAGGCACGTCGTTTGAAGAGCGATACTGCATTTCAGCAGTTTATGCAGAGTGTGCGCGAGAACCAAATGCAGGTTTTCGCGAGCAGTGGGGCGGCTGACGTGGCTGCCCGTGAAGAGGCGCACGCGATAATCCGTGCGCTTAACCAGATCGAAGTGACCCTCGACGCTGCGCTTGCAGCAGAGGCACTTTTGGATCGCAAACAAAGGAAGTAGCACCGATGGAATCGACTACCCTAGATGACGCAGTAGAAAGCCTACTCGCACCCTCAGAGGAAACTTCTGAGGACAATAATTTTGACGCGGCTGTGGACGCAATGATTGAGCCTGATGACGATCAGACTGAAGAAGTTGAGGTTGCAGGCGACGAGCAAGATGACGTTGAGGCATCCAGCGATGAATATGATGATGTCGAAATTGACGACGAAGACCTAGTAGAGGCACAAGCTGAAGACACCAATGTTTTCTCCGTTAAGGTTGACGGCAAGGAAGAGCAATGGACACTGGATCAGTTAAAGCAATCTGCTGCGGGACAGGCGGCAATTAATAAACGGTTCCAAGAAGCTGCCGAGGCGCGAAAGCAAATCGAACAGCAGGCAGCCGTATTGCAACAGCAGCAAGCACAAGTCGCTGCTTTGTATCAGCAAGCACAAATTGGTGGTTTGCAAGCTCCAGCCCCGCCAACACGCGAGCTATTTGAAAGTGACCCAATCGGGTATATGGAAGAAAAGCTCAAGTATGACGAGGCGAAAGCACAATACGACCAAAATGTGTTCCAAGCACAACAAATGCAGCAGCAGCAAATTCAGCAGCAAGCGCAGGCGCATCAGTCGTATCTGCAAGAGCAGGCTGAAGTTTTGAAGCAATATATCCCTGAGATCGCTGACCCTGAAAAGGGTGAGAAGTTGAAGGGTGATCTGATGAGTGTTGGCATGGAATACGGCTTTACGGCGGAAGAAATGTCTGCCGTGTCAGATGCAAGATATGTCCGAGCGCTAAATGACGCCCGTAAATATCGTGATCTGGTAGCAAAGCGAAAATCAGCACAGTCCAAGGGTGAGAAAGCCCGGCCTGTGGTGAAAGCTGGTGCAAAGAAGCGTGTTGATGGCAACGCTGCAACTCGTAAAAAGGCGCAAACGCGCTTGCAGAAAACTGGCTCAATCGACGACGCATTGAGCCTGATCTTAAATCAGTAAGTCTTTGAAAGGACACACTAATGGCACAGCCAACCAACACATTTGATACCTATGATTCCGTAGGCATCCGTGAAGACCTCAGCAATGTTATCCACAACATTTCGCCAGAGGAAACGCCATTTTACAGCAAAGCTGCTAAAAAGGCCGCAAAGAATACTCTCGTAGAGTGGCAAACAGACTCGCTTCGCGCTTCTGCCGTCAATGCTCACATCGAGGGTGACGCAACTACTGCCGAAGCTCGTGCAGCAACAACTCGTTTGGGCAACTACACTCAAATCTTCAAAAACGCCGTTGTCGTATCCGACTCCGACGATAATGTTGATAACGCAGGTCGCGCAAAAGAGATTGCATATCAAACCTTGAAGATTGCCAAAGAGCAAAAATTGGACATCGAAAAGGCTTTGTTTGCAAACAACGCACGCGCAGCTGGTAACTCCACAACAGCTCGTGAACTTGCTGGCGCTCCAGCATGGTTGACAACAAACACTGTTGCCGGTTCCGGCGGTGCAGACCCAACCGGCGACGGTACAGACGCCCGTACAGACGGCACACAAGCTGCCTTCTCACAAGCCAACTTTGACACTGTTATGCAGTCAATCTGGGTTGCTGGTGGTAAGCCAGACACAGTGTACCTTTCTGCATTCCAAATGAATGTAGCTCTGGGCTTCACTGGTAACAACAACCAGCGTTCCAGCGTACAAGCTGGCGATGAGCGCGTTGTTAAATCCTTGGCAGTATATGTAACCCCTTGGGGAAGCGTAGAATTTATGCCAAGCCGTGAGAACCGCTCGCGTGACGTGTTCATCATGCAAGACAACATGTGGGAAGTTGCTTCCTTGCGTGGCACGAAGAACGTGGCATTGGCCAAAACTGGCGACAACACTACTCGCCAAGTTGTGACAGAACTCACACTCTGCGCCAAAAATGAAGCTGCAAACGGCATCATTGCCGACTGTACAACTTCATAATCTAAAAGAGTGGGGGCGGGAGACTGCCCCCATTTTACTTTAAGTGGAGACCAATATGACAAAAGCTACAGTGACCGTTGCAAATGTATTTACATCTGCCGGAAAGTTTTTCAAAGGCGACGTGGTTGACCTTCCCGCTGACGAAATAAAAGCAATCAACGAAAT